TGGCCAAGTTAGCTTTCAGATCCAGCGCAGTCTGTTGAGCAGTACTTACAGGCTTGCTGGCATCCGAAGTGTTGGTGACATTGCCCAGACCCACCATCGTGGCTGTGATGCCCGCTACCGTGCCTGTAAAGGTTGGTGATGCCAGCGGTGCTTTGAGTGCCAGATCGGTGTTGTCAGCAATCGTGCCGCTGCGATCAGGGAACGTGTAAGTCCGTGCAGCAGTATTGATGTTGGCCAGTTGACTGGTAAACGTATTTGCTGCGTTCTTGAAGTTGATGTTGAAACCAGTCAGACCAGCATAACCACCAGTCGCATCCTTGAAGCTGATGCTTTGCTTAAGATCGAGAGCAGTCTGTTGTGCAGTGCTAACTGGCTTTGCAGTGTCAGCGGTGTTGTCCACACTACCCAAGCCAACTTGAGCCTTGGTCGTAGCATGTGGGTTGCTAGTACTGGCAACGTGAGTCTCGACCGAATTTGCAGTGCCTGCAGTCATACGCAGCTGAACGAAGTCGTCCGTTGCGTAGACGCGAGCAGTCGTGCCTTCTTGTGCACGAACGATGGTCAGCACATCAGTGCTGCGACCAGTACATTTGACGATCTCGACAGCAGACTCAATACCACTTGTCACTTTCGACAGAGTGATCAGAAAGTAATCACCACCGGTCGGACTAGGAAACTTGGCTCCATCTCCCGCAGTAACCTGCAACGACAGTGCAGTGGCACTGATGCCTGCAACTAGTTTGCTGTTTGCATTGTTTGCGAATAGTTGCATTATTGTTCCTCAATTTCTACGATGAATTCGTTTTGCAGCGTGCGTCCTTCAGTGGTATCGATCGTCACTTCTACTCGGTAGTTCTGATATGCAGTGCCACCAAATACACGGGTACGCACACGCTGATCACCGACTCCATCTACAAGCACAGCATTCGTTCTGGCTTCTTGAATCCAGTTACCGTTGACTCGAGCGATGACAGTTGCACCGCGAGCAGGTACGGAAAAGGAATCAACAAAGATTGCTTCGTCTTGTCGTTGATTAGCAACGTAGATTCGATAACCATCCAGTGCATCTACTGGAAGAATTACATTGCTGATAGTCACAAGTTGACGTTCTGCATCCGTAAGCAATGCGGTGTATTCAACTTCTTGAACCACTTGATCCCAAGGAGCAGCAGTCTCCCTGGCGATCATTTGCCAAGCCGACGTAATCTGATCGGTAGGCGCCATGTCAGTAGCAAACTGAATTCCGTAAACTTCCACCTCTACGGGTTGCTTGGTGTAGATCCCAAGAATGCTCATCGTGTCATCTCCCGTTTGGTTTCTTTACGGATCATCAGGAATGCTTCGATATCTTTGATCCCTGCGTTGTTGGCTAGATCAGCCAAGGTTGTCATGTAAAGCCTATTGTCAGCATGCAGGAATGCAGTTCGTCTGAGAGCAGCTGTCGATACGACTAGCTTCTCGGTACGCCCTTGCATGCGGATGTTGCCTCGCATGGTTCCTGTATTTACTACAGCAAAGCTCCACGCTGCAGGCGGAAGCTGAATACGTTTTCCCAAAGCCAAGTTGCCAGACAAAACATGTCCAACAATCGATAGACCTTTAAGACCACCAGTTAGCTTCAGTACACCTGTAGCTACTACGTTGATGCTGATATTGGTTGCCGTCAACAGAATTTTTGAATGCAATCGTGCAGACGTAATACGTTGAATTGCTACTGCACCTTTCAACAGATTTCTTGGATCAAGTCTGCCAGTGACAGCCAAATCCATTTGAACAGAACTAGCAATCAAGTGCTTACGAATCGCCAACGCACCAGTACCGCTTAGATCAAATGATGTCGATGCAGCGTCTAAGTAAATTCGTAAATTGCGAGTCAGTGATCCGCTAGGCGACAGATCAAGAGTAAAAGGAGTTTCCCCAATAATGTAGAGTCGGGAAATATCTCCACTGCCATACCAATTGCTGACGGTGCTACCAGACAGCTTGATGGCAATACGCTCGCTTAACTCCCGTTCAACCGTGACCGTAGCGGCAGGCAGATAGACAATGGAGGCAAGACTGCCTCCACTGTTTAGTGCCCCACCATTTATGGAAAAACGGTTCATCTACGGCTTAGGTCATCGTGGAAGCCAGTTGACCTGGGAGCCAGCTCGGAACGTCGGTAATCGAGAAAGTCTTACTGGCAGACAGCGGACCAAACTCAAGCATGTTGCCAAGAGTCAGTGCATCCCAGATTGCAAAGTGAGTCACGGTGACTGCAGAAGTCTCGACACCAGGATAGGTAATCGTGCCGCTGTTGGACGTTTGGCCTGCAGTGACTTGAGCGGCAAACGTAGCAGGCTGGCGTGCATACCAAGCAGCATTGATCTCCGTAGAAGCCGTACCATTGACCGTAGGGTCAGCAGTATGCAGAGATACGTAAACAGCAGCGGGAGATGTGTAGGCTACATTGCGCAGTACGTGGTCAGTAATCTTTCCACGAAGATAATTAGATGCTGGCATGGTGGCATTCCTTTATAAAATACTGATGAAATCGAATTTTAACAGAGTACTCCCTTAATAATACTTGGATTTTGTCTGGCTTAATCGCTTAATTACTCAATACTGCCTGCTACTCTATGTTTCCTATCTGAAACTCTAGATTAGAAATCCGGCAATACAATCGGTTCTTCAAACTCCCATGGTCGAAGAAACGTGTACAACAACAACCGCTCAGGGATACCTTTTTTGAACTGAATACTGGCGACTACTACCGAGATATAGTTGCCATCCCCAAGTCCCAATAGATCGTAACTTCGAGCCCTGTACAGAGTAGGATTGGTTTCGAGAATGTCTTGCTGTTCCGTTCCGTAAGGAACTGGTAAGTTGTAAAACAAAGCCACGGCATCCAGCATCGGGACACCTCCCGTGACTGCAAAGAAAAACTCTTCTTCATCTTGATTTTCATACCATGACCGACCAAGCCAGTACTCCACAACTGGACATACGGAACGCTGACTGAAATCAAAGCCAGATCGCTTGTTGATTATGGCACTTTGGACTTGCAGACTAGATTCGAATTTCTTGATACGAACCGTCCTACCAAGGTAATCAAGCTCTTCTCGGTGCCAGAACATTGCAGGATCGCCGTTATCGACGTATCGATATACTGCCTCTACACCATCTTTGTTTTCCGTCCTGACCATCTCGGCTTTACGAAAGCTCATCGAGTCACGCATGTGCACACCAGGCAGATCAATGCCTCCGGTGTACTTCTGGTAGATCGCACCTTTCTCGTAGCATTTGCCATGGTCGTAGAACGACGCGCCGTACATCCACACATCCCACGTACCAAATGGCTTGGGATAGGTATAGAGACGCAGTGCCACAGGTATTGAGTTCTCGAACCTGATGCATGCAGGAACGACTGGTAGACCTCCTGCGTTCCAATACGAAATCACTTGAGGTGATGAATCGAGCTGCTGGCCTACGTCGAAACCAATGGGATAGTTCAGCCCATAGTAGTCAGCTACTTCATGCAGCTGCGCAGTGGACTCAGCAGCAAAGCAGATATCAAAATCCTTTCGTTGCTCAATGTGATTGGCACCCAAGCCAATCCAAAGATTCACTGCAGGGCACAGGTTTATTCCAGTCAAAGTAACTGGCTGTCCTCCGGTGTCTCCAAAAAACTCTTTGAACTCCGGAGTAAAGAAGTAACGTTTGCCGTTGGTTTTGCGAAACGGGAATAAGCGATCCGCGTCGCTGTCTCGAATGTAGCTTGCCCGTCGCTCTGCAAGGGTCGGTTGCTTTGCAATCGTTCCGCTGTCTACATAAACAATTTCTGTCGAGTTGGTTGTCATGTCATCTATAAGGAAACGAGTCGGCTACGATTAACGTGTTGCTGGAGTAATTGATTGTCTTGTCATTGAATGGGCGTTTTCCTAAATGTATTGAGCCCCCTCCACCACTGAACTCATACCAGCCCGTACTTTCCCAAGTAGACGAAAACCAAAAGTCAGCTGCATAAACAGACCATCCGGCATGCAATTCACCTGCAAGAATTCGATAAGCAGAGTGGTACATCGCCCACCACACTGCGGTAGACCAGTGATCCTGACTACTGAACAAACCCTCTGATCGCTTGAATCCATTCTTTTGGCGCGAATAAACAGCCTGAGCCACCGAGGGACCAGTAAACATCAGTTGTCCATAATAGATATCGCTCGACAGGGGATAACTATGAAACGTGGTTTCAGATCTAAAATCAAAATCCAGATGAGTGTTGTTCCATGGATGTCCACCTGTCTTACCAGGCTGACCGCCGTCACATGGAATGACTGGAGGTATCACCGTTTGAGCGTTGTAGATTGCAAGCGGCAATAGCCGACTATCAAAAGACTTTGTGCCATCAGGTAAATAAGCCGCAATACCTACACCGCCATCAGGCTTAGAAAGATTTGATGGTGTCGTAAAAGCGTAAACAATTGGGGGTGCTGAATACACACCACTTTGAATGATGTCTACATACCATGCACCATTCTGATAAAACTGCTGCAGAATTCCATGAAAGAATTCATAGACTGTTGGCTTGATAAAGAACACTGGCGCATCAATGCTTGTAAAAGAATACCGATGCACATGCCTACCAGATAAAGTAATTCTGGCATCATCGTTTCCAAAACTTGGAAAGTTAGTCAAGCCACTTAAAATTGTGCTTCGATATAACGCTTCACCACCACAATGCAAAGAGGTAATCTCACTCGAGATTAGTATCTGTCCGCTTGTGTTTTTGACTAAGATTCCGTGCATTATCGTCCTAACACCGTAACAAGCGTTCTGATGTTTCCTGAAGTACAAACTACCAAATTTCCAGATCTATACACAGTGTGAATCAAGCCCTCTTGATTTGCGGGTGCATTGTCTACCGCAGATCTTTGAAACAGCACCTCAGTTAACCTATCAAAAATAGGGAAAGGAACATTGATCGTTTCATTGGCTGGCGCAATAAATGAACCAATAAAATTCCAAGTCTGAGTCTCCGTGTTGAAATACATTTCTCCACGAGAGTTAAATAGCTGAATACCATAGGCCATCAGCCAAGATCTCCAATCTTGACTCGCAACACATTGCTGGCGTCAAAAACTTGAATCGTCTTGTTGTTCATCTCCATGCGTTGACCGGTCAAAGCTGACTTGATCTGAAAACTAGATGAGCCAACCAAGTTGAGATTCTCGACGTTCAGAAACCTGCCTTTGATCATTCCGTCTTCAACGATCAACGAACCGTCGTCTGCACGCAGTTTGTTGAAGGTCAGCTGGTTGATCACCGCCTGATCAATAAAGACTTCGTTGTTTTCGATGATGAATGGCTTGCGCTTGTTGGCATCGGTTCTACCAATCCAGAAGCGATCCACATCGAATCCAGCCTCAACGATCTTTCCATCGTTGTAGACACCGAAGCCACCGACCAAACCATCTACAGTTACCTTGGCGGTATAGAGCGCACCGATCTCTTTGACGACACCATCGACAACGTTGATGTTGGTTTGCAGCTTGGTCTGTACTGCAGCCACGTTTGAACCAATCGTTGCCTGTGCAGTAGTCAGCTCAGACGCCATAGCAGCATCGCTTGCAACTCTAGCCACACGCTCATTGAGAATTGCAGCAGCGTTGGTTTGGTTCACTGCAGCCAGTGTATTGAGCTCGGTGACGATTGCAGCCTGACCTTCCTGGCGGGTTGCAATCTCTCGATCAATGAATGCCAACGACTCGGTGACACCACTCTGTACCTGAGCCAACGCATTGCTCAATGCGGTATTGGCTGCAATACGTTTGGCGATCTCGGCAGTGAACTCGCTGTAGTTCAGAGAGATCTTATCGATCTCACCTTTCAGAGATTGAGACAACACACCGTCATCAATCAATCCAGTCAACTGCTCGATAGTCCGTTCGATGTTTGGTCTTGCTGTCGCAGCGGCTGGACCAATGACATCGGCCTCCGTGCCGTTTATCGAAATAATGCGGATCCAGTAGTAGTACGTTTGATTCGTGTCCTGCTTGTCGTAATAGAACCCGCCAGCTACCGGACCGACTTCAATTGCAGTACTGAATACCGGAACGAATCCTCGATATAAAATGATGTAGGCAACTGCAAACGGATTGGTAGTTGGGTAGTTCCATGTAACGTCGATTCCACCGAAGGCTGGAGTCGCTCTCAGAATCACATCGTTATTCGGGTCACCTGCTTTAGGCCCACCCCAACCACCAACCCCACAAGTATTGTCTTCACATGACATGGGCTATCCCCGTTCAATGGATTGCAGCCCCCATAAACAATTCCCTTAACAAAATAGAAAGAATCGCATGAAAGCCATTTATGAAAATCATTATCTCACTGATCGTGACGTAGCAAACTATGCTAGGCAATCTTTCGCCAAGCTGGCTGATAACTTCACGGACGTTCAAAACGCCAATCTGATTCGCTTTTTGGCTCGAGGAATGGCAGGAGGAGATTGGGAAAATCTTCTGGTGCAATTCACCAACTGCTTGTCTATGGAGAAAGCCAAAGAACTGGCAGTCTATTGCCGCAGCATTCCTGAGCATTGGGTTCCATTTGGTCACCCACAGGTCACGCTCAGGATGTCAGCCCCAATCCCAATCCGGGTTCAGTGCTTCAAGCACAAGATCGGATTCGTGGAGTCGGAAGAGTCCAGGCGCTACATCAGCAGCCGGCCAGAGCTCTACATCCCTGATCACTTCCGCGCAGCTGCTGCGTCAGTCAAGCAAGGCTCTGCTGGTCCGCATGAACATGCCGACTACTGGAAAAGTCAGTACGTCGATCATTGCAATACGGCAATCAGCATCTACGAAGGAATGATCGAGGAAGGCGTATGCCCGGAACAAGCCAGATTCATCCTGCCCCAAGGTTGTGAAGTGAACTGGGTGTGGACAGGCTCTCTGTACGCATTCGCCAACTTCTACAACCAGCGATCCGACTCTCATGCTCAGAAAGAAATTCAGGATCTTGCTGATCAAGTAGACCAAATCATTGCACCGCTGTATCCCGTGTCTTGGTCAGCATTGACTCAGGGAAAGTATTAAATAAAGCTGTGCAGAATTAAATAGAAAGCAGTAAAGTAATAACCCCACGGCTTAACTCCCCGTGGGTGTTAGTCTCCTCCATCTTTTAGTCAGAGTTGAGTCTGATTCAAAGATCTTTAGAGTCAAAGCTTCCAGCAGTCTTGGAGGTTTTGACTCTTTTTTTATCCCGCAAACAAAGAGAGTCCAGCCAAATATGCAGCCAGAAAAACAACTACCTACCCCACTCCAAGAATACGTACACAAGAGCCGCTACGCCCGTTGGATCGAAACCAAACAGCGTCGTGAAACATGGGAAGAAACCGTCCAGCGTTACGTCGATTACTTCTCCAACAAGTTCGAAAGCTATCCAAAGCAAGAAGTCTACGATTACATCGTTGCACTCAAGGACATGCCGTCCATGCGTGCACTGATGACTGCAGGCCCAGCACTGGAACGTGATCCGATGGCCGGCTACAACTGTGCATTCGTGGCCATTGATGACGTACGCGCCTTCGATGAAATCCTGTACATCCTCATGTGCGGTACCGGCATGGGCTTCAGTGTCGAACGTCAGTTCATCGCCAACCTGCCAGTGGTTGCAGAGACGTTCATCAACACCGACATCACGATCCAGGTCAAAGACAGTAAGAGCGGATGGGCAAACGCATTCCGTGAACTCATCGCCCTGCTCTACTCAGGCAGCATTCCAAAGTGGGATGTCAGCAAAGTCCGTCCAGCTGGCGCCAAGCTTAAGGTATTCGGTGGTCGAGCTAGTGGCCCACAGCCTCTGATCGATCTCTTCAAGTTCGCTATCGATACCTTCCGCACTGCAGCGGGTCGCAAGCTCAACAGCGTCGAGTGCCATGACCTGGTGTGCAAAGTGGCTGACATTGTGGTCGTAGGGGGCGTACGCCGCTCCGCACTGATCTCTCTGTCCAACCTCAGCGATGACCGCATGCGTGGCGCCAAGAGCGGCCAGTGGTGGTCTACCGAACCACAGCGTGCTCTGGCCAACAACTCCGCAGCCTACACAGAACGTCCGCAGATGGAACTGTTCATGAAGGAATGGCTCAGCCTCATCGAATCCAAATCCGGTGAGCGAGGCATCTTCAATCGTGCAGCTGCAGTAAAGAAAGCAATCGAGTCAGGTCGTCGGGATCACACCAAAATTGTCGGTGTAAATCCATGTGCAGAAATCACGCTGCGTTCTGCAGGTGTTTGCAACCTTTCAGAAGTGATCATTCGCAAAGACGACACTCTGCCGGATCTGCTGGAGAAAGTTCGTGTCGCAACCATCATCGGCACTTACCAATCCATGCTGACCGACTTCCGATACGTCCGGAAGATCTGGCAAAAGAACCAGGAAGAAGAACGCCTTCTCGGCGTATCACTGACTGGCATCATGGATCATCCAGTTCTAAGCCAGACAGGCGAAGAAGCAGCCAATTGGCTCCGGGAGATGAAAGCTTACGCCATTGATACCAACAAGCTTTGGGCATCCAGGCTTGGCATCAATCAGTCGGTGGCCATCACTACCGTCAAGCCAAGCGGCACAGTCAGTCAGCTAGTTGATTCTGCATCGGGTATCCATCCGCGTTACTCGGAGCATTACGTCCGTACGGTCCGTGCAGACAAAAAGGATCCGCTTGCTCAGCTAATGCGTCAACAGGGCTTTCCTGTTGAAGATTGTGCAATGAAGCCTGACACCACTGACATCTTCAGCTTTCCGGTGGAAGGCCCGAACCACGCAGTATTTCGCAATGACCGCTCTGCACTGGAGCAGCTGGATCACTACCTGATGTTTCAGAAAGAATGGTCGGAGCACAACGTATCCATCACGGTCTATGTCAAAGACCATGAGTGGATGGGTGTGGGCGATTGGGTGTATCAAAACTTCGATGCCTTGGCAGGCGTGAGTTTCCTACCCCATAGCGACCACACTTATCAACAAGCGCCGTACACCGAGTGCTCAAAAGAAGAGTACGAGGAACTGCTTGGTCGCATGCCGGAATTCAACTGGGAACAGTTGGCTTTGTTTGAACAAGATGACGCCACGGTCAACACAAAAGAATTGGCTTGTTCAGCAGGTGTTTGCGAAATTCTCTAATCAACTCAAGGAACTCAAATCATGATGAAGAAAAAACCTAGCAAGACTCCTCCGAAGCCGCCGAAAAAAATGATCGGCTACTAAGAAGCAAATGACAGCCCGGAAAGACGGGCATTTTTTATCCCTGATTACGAAAGGTGGAGCCATGCCCCACTGCAAATCCATTGGATGTCACGCCTTCATCAGTCCAGGACATGACCTCTGTTTCCATTGCTTCAACCTAGCCAAGATAAATATCATGCACGAAACCAAAGATACAACCGAACTCCAACCTACTGCACTGGATGTGCAGGTAGGAGGTGAGCATTACAAAGCATTGGCTATCCAGCCAGTCGAGTACATGCACGCCAACAAGATCCCCTTCATCGAAGGCAACGTCATCAAGTATGTCACCCGCTGGCGTGACAAGGGTGGCATCAAGGATCTGGAGAAGGCCAAGCACTTCATCGATCTTCTGATCCAGCTCGAAACCAAATAAACCAGAACCATGCGGCTCCGTCCGCTTCTGCGAACAACTAACCAAAGGTGCCCCATGGCTCAGTACGGCAATGTCTCAGCAGTTCCCCTTTCCCTTGCAGTCTTTCTTGCAACCGACAACTACGATCATGACGACGACCCACATACGATCTCTGCGACTGCGCTGATCAAGCCAGTCAGGCAAATCGTACTGAGCGCCCGCGTGCCTCAGGAAGATGCAGTCGTTGATCTGATCAACATGGTTGCATCACGTATGGGTTCCGCCATCCATGACGCTATCGAGCGTTCGTGGACTGGCAACCATAACGCTGCATTAGAAGCACTTGGCTATCCAAAAAAAGTCATCGACAAGATTCGAATCAATCCAACGCGTGAACAGCTGCAAGACCTTGCTGCTGACGGTGTTGAATCGATTCCGATCTATCTTGAGCAACGTGCTTACAAGACCGTAGGCAAGTTCAAGATTTCCGGCAAGTTTGACTTTGTAGGCGATGGTCGAGTCGAAGACTTCAAAACGACTTCCACATATACCGCAATCAACAACACGAACGATGTAAAGCACATCTTGCAAGGCAGTCTGTATCGTTGGCTTAATCCAGAAATCATTACCAAGGATGAGATGGCTATTCAGTTCATCTTCACCGACTGGTCTAAAGCCAAAGCCATGCAGGATCCGAAGTATCCGCAGAACCGAATCCAGCAGCGTGTGCACGGACTTAAGTCCATTGCAGAAACGCAGGCATTCGTAGAACGCAAGCTTGCTCAAATCACGCAGTACTGGGATGCAGACGAGGAAGAGATTCCTTACTGCACCGATGAAGATCTGTGGCGTTCAGAGCCAGTCTTTAAGTACTACAAGAATCCTGCCAGCACCAAACGCAGCACCAAGAACTTCGAGAACAGGCATGACGCAACGCTTCGGTACATCGAAGACGGCAGCGTCGGCATCGTCAAGGAAGTTCCTGGTCAAGCCACTGCTTGTAAATACTGCCCCGCATTCTCTGTCTGCACTCAGAAAGACCAACTGATCGCATCTGGCGACCTCATCCTTTAACCATGAAAGAAATAAATGAAAACATTTGATGAGATGGAGTATCACCCAACCTCAGAAAAGCTAGTCAACATCCTGTGCAGCAAAACCCAGAACAGTAATCCACTGTTCTTCAGGGTACTGGTTGGCTACTACTTCAGCCTGGTGGCTTCCATGATGCGAACCACCATCGCTACACATGACCGCGGTGACATCCCTGTAAACATGTACGCACTGAATCTCAGTACGTCTGGCTCAGGCAAAGGCTTCTCGACAAACATCATCGAGAACCAAGTCATCAACCAGTTTCGCAGCAGGTTTCTGGAAGAAACGTTCCCGATCCTGGCAGACAACAACCTGCCAAAGCTTGCCATCAAGCGAGCCAATCGCAAGAGCACTGATCCGGATGAAGAACTCATCCGTGTTCAGAAGGAGTTCGAAGGTCTGGGCACTCTGGTGTTCAGCTTCGACTCAGGCACGCCTGCAGCGGTCAAGCAAATGCGCCACAAGCTGCTCATGGCTGATGCCGGTTCGATGAACCTGCAGATCGATGAGATCGGTTCCAACTTGGTTGGCAACATGGATGTGCTCGACACATTCATCGAGCTGTACGACATGGGCCTGATCAAGTCGAAGCTGATCAAGAACACTTCGGACAACGTTCGCAACGAAGAAATCATCGGTCGCACTCCGACCAACATGATGCTCTTCGGTACTCCTTCAAAGCTGCTCAATGGCAGCAAGACAGAAGAAGAGCTGTACTCGATGCTTGAGACTGGCTATGCCCGTCGATGCTTCTTTGGTTACAGCCGATCTTCCAACAACATCGAAGATCAAACGCCAGAAGAAATCTACGATCAGCTGACCAACAAAGACGCCAACACGTATTTGGAAGAGCTTTCAGATCGACTGGAGAACTTGGCTGACATCATCAACGTCAACAAGCGTCTGGTGATCAGCAAGGAAACCAGTCTGCTGTTGATCGAGTACAAGCTCAAGTGCGAACGGGAAGCCAAGATTTATCCTGAGCATGAAGAGATGAAGAAGGCAGAGATCTCGCATCGCTACTTCAAAGCTCTGAAGCTCGCAGGCGCTTACGCTTTCATTGATGACTCTACTGAGTTGACTCAAGACCATCTTTATCAAGCCATCAAGCTTGCTGAAGAATCCGGTGAATCATTCAACCGATTGCTTACTCGAGATCGCGCTTACGTAAAGCTGGCCAAGTACATCGCCACCTGCAAGCGTGATGTCACGCAAGCGGATCTGGTGGAAGACTTGCCGTTTTATCGTGGAGCCACAGGTCAGAAGTCAGAGATGCTGAGCTTGGCCATTGCCTATGGCTACAAGAACAACATCATCATCAAGAAGTCTTTCTCGGATGGCATCGAGTTCCTGCGCGGAGAAACGCTCAAGGAAACCGATCTAGCCAAGATGGTGATGAGCTACAGCACCGACATGACGACTGACTACCGTAATGAGACAGCGCCATTCGATCAGCTGCACAAGTTGGTTCAAGCACCTGGCATGCATTGGGTGTCCCATCATCTCAATGGTGGCTACCGCAACGAAGAGAACTGCATTCCAGGCTTCAATCTGGTGGTGATCGACGTTGACGGTGGAGTGAATCTCAGCACCGCAAAGCTTCTGCTCAAGAACTACAAGGCGCTGTACTACACGACCAAGCGACATACCGATACCGAGAATCGTTTCAGGATCATTCTGCCCATCAACTACGAGTTGTCCATGGACGCCAAGGACTACAAGGAGTTCATGAGCAACATCTACGAATGGCTTCCATTCGAAGTGGATACCGCAACCAATCAGCGTGCACGTAAGTGGCTGACCCATCCAGGTCACTACGAGTACAACGAAGGTGAGGTAATGGATGCCCTGCCCTTCATTCCAAAAACATCCAAGAATGAAGAACGCAAGGAATTGATGAACTCTCAGCAATCCATGGACAACCTGGAGCGTTGGGTCATCAACAACATCGGTGACGGCAATCGCAACAACATGCTGCTGCGCTTTGGAATGATCCTGCTGGATGCTGGTTTCGACTTTGAAACTATTCGCAGTCGAGTCATCAATCTGAACAACAAGATTGCAGACAAGCTGGATGAAGCAGAGATCATGAGCACCATCATGATCACAGTCGCAAAGGCCATCGCCAAGCGTTAAACGTTAACTCGGTATGCGCCTCCGGGCGCTCTTGCGAAAACCTAACAAAGGAAATCAATGACCACGCAATACAACGACCACCTGGTACTGCTATGTGGAAAATCAGCCACTGGCAAATCCGCATCCCTCATGGGACTGGATAAGCCAGAAGGCGTGATGTACCTGAACTGCGAAGCAGGCAAGAAGCTACCGTTTCGAGCCAAGTTCAAGCAGTTCACCATTACCGATCCGCTTCAAGTCAACGAAGCTTTCGATGCAGCTGAAGGCATGGCAGACGTTCACACAATTGTAGTGGACAGCCTGACCTACCTGCTCGACATGTACGAGAGTGTCTACGTCCTGAACTCCAGCAATGGAATGCAGGCGTGGGGTCAGTTCGCCCAGTACTTCAAAAACCTGATGCAACAGTACGTTGCGAAGTCCACCAAGAATGTGATCTTCATTGCTCACACCGCGGACTCTCTCAACGAGAGCGAGATGCTGATGGAAACCAAGGTGCCAGTCAAAGGCTCCTTGAAGAACAACGGCATCGAGAGCTACTTCACTATCGTCATCGCGTCGAAGAAGGTAGCACTCAAGGCACTGAAGGACTATGGCTCGGATCTTCTGACCATTACTCCTGAAGAGGAAGCACTTGGATTCAAGTATGTCTTCCAAACCAAGATCACCAAGGAGACTGTTAATGAACGTCTTCGTGGTCCTCTAGGGTTGTTCGATACGAAGGAAACCTTCATCGACAACAACATGCAGCAAGTACTAAACCAACTCAAAGAGTATTACGCCTGAAGACTCTTCTGACGTAAACTATTTAACCCCATTAATTAATCGATTCAAAGGAAATACAAAATGTCTCTGCTCGCAAATCTGGCAACTGATTCGTCCATCTCGGAAGAGAAGGATTCCGTAGGCTCCGGTGGAGTTCAAGACTCCGGCGTCTACAGCGCAACCATCGCAATGGCTTACCTGCAAAAATCTGCAGGTGGTGCACTGGGTCTGGTTCTGAGCCTCAAGACCGAAGCTGGTCGTGATATCAAGCAAACCCTGTGGATGACCTCAGGTGATGCCAAGGGCAACAAGAACTACTACGAGAAAGACGGCCAGAAGAACTATCTGCCTGGCTTCAACCACGCCAACTCGCTGGCGCTGCTGACTGTAGGCAAAGAGATCGGTGCTCTGGAAACCGAGATCAAGGTCGTCAACGTGTACTCGTCCGAAGCCAAAGCTGAGATCCCGACCAAGGTCGAAGTCCCGATGGATCTGCTGGGCAAGGAGATCGTCGTTGGCCTGATCAAGCAGATCGTGGACAAGACTGCAAAGAACGACGCAGGCATGTACGAGCCGACTGGCGAAACCCGCGAAGAGAACGAGATCGACAAGTTCTTCCGCGCCAAAGATCGCATGACCACTTCGGAGATCCGTGCTCAGGCAACCGAAGCCACGTTTGTCGAAACTTGGGGTTCCAAGTGGACTGGCAAGCTGCGTGACAAATCGAAAGGTACTTCGGGTACCGCAGGTGCACCGAAAGCAGCTGGTGCCGCTGCAGTGTCGAAGAAACCTACGACCAGCCTGTTTGCTTAAGCAGGATGGGTAGTACCGGGATGGCCAAAGAGCCATCCCTTTTTTTTTTATTCACAAACTAGGAGCACATATGGATATTGACGGCAATACCCCAATCACCATCACGATGAGCGTTGATAAAATCAACTTCATTTTGGCTGCGCTGAGTACTCAACCGTACGAACGCGTTGCGGGTCTGATCACCGAGATCCAACGGCAAGCTGCTCCGCAAGTCAATGCTGCATTGAATGAACTAAATGAAAGCGTCGAATGACTTCTCCTACTCGCGTAACACTGGAAGACATTGAAGCCAACATCAAAAGCGAACACTACTTCCGTACTAGCATTGCATGGGAAGCAATGGGCGGTCAGCCAGTAGCTGAACTAGAGCCACTGACAATTTGCGTGCTTGTTTTGCAGAATGGCTTTACTGTAATTGGTCAGGCTGCCTGTGTCGATCCTACAAACTTTGATGCAGAAATCGGGCGTACGGTTGCACGCCAAAACGCTGTCAATCACATTTGGCCATTGATGGGCTACGAACTGAAGTCCGAACTGGCCAAGGTGAACGCATGAGTACGATGAAAAACTACATCGGTACCAAGCGAGTCGCTGCTCAACCAATGAACCGTGCGGACTACAACACGTATCGCAACTGGGTACTCCCAGTTGACGAGAATGGTGCAGACGAAGGTTACCTAGTTGAGTACCTGAATGGAGGTAACTCTAATCACCCCAAGCATGAAGGCTACATCAGCTGGAGTCCTAAGGAACAGTTCGAAGATGCGTATTATCAAACCGACGGTATGACATTCGGATTGGCACTAACTGCCTTGAAAGCTGGCGCCAAAGCTAGTCGTGCTGGTTGGAACGGTAAAGGTATGTGGATTGGCTTGCACAAAGAAACGGGCACATACACCCGTGATGAGTGCGGAACCGACTTTACATACCGAGACTACATCGTCATGAAAACTGTCGATGACCAACTTGTACCTTGGGTAGCAAGTCAGTCCGACATGCTGGCTGAAGATTGGAACATCGTATGAGCCTGTCCAATCTTCCAGAGACTCTGCACGTAGAGAACATCGATCACTTCATTCAGATTCTGTGTGCTTGGCATGAAACCAAGGTCAAGCAACTCAGCCAGATGCTTGAAGTGCCTGAAGGTATCGAAGTCAAAATCAATGACGACCCACCGTTCATCCTGGAAGGCGACCGACATAAAGGTTTTCTTATGGGACTGTCGATGGCTCTCATGGAGCTTGGCCAACTTCCCTTCGTAGCCGAGGTCGATGAGCCAGAAAGCATCCCCACCGATGAGCCAGTCCAACACTAGGACGATTCGGGTAGTGGGTCAGGATCCCAGTCTTCGGAACTGGGGTCTGGCGGTAGGCACCTACGACCTGGATTCCAAAAAACTCGTTATTGAACGCGTAGGGCTGACGAACCCTGAACTCTCCAAAGGGAAGCAAGTTCGTCAGAACAGCCTCGATCTCGAGTCTGGATTCCAGCTGTACAAGGGTGCTGTGGCCGCAGCACAGGACGCTCACGCTGTCTTCGTAGAAGTTCCGGTTGGTAGCCAGTCGGCTAGAGCCATGGCTTCCTATGGAGTCTGCGTGGGCGTCCTTGGGGCACTGAGAGCAAACGGTATCCCCTTTTTCGAAGTGACCCCTACGGAAGTCAAGCTTGCAGGAGCGGGTTGTAAAACCGCAACAAAGCAAGAAATGATCAAGTGGGCCATGGCTTCACATCCTGAAGCCAACTGGCCTACCTATCGAGAAAAGGGAGCTATGCTGGTGAGCGAAGCAAAAGCAGAACACATGGCGGACGCTGTAGCAGCCATCTATGCTGGACTGTCATGCAACGCATTCCAGCAAATGCTTCCCTTTCTTACACCACAAACCAAAGGGAAACCATGAACATCCAGCTTAAGCAAGCCGAGATCGTAGACGCATTGAAACAGTACATTGCCAAGCAAGGTATCAACTTGACTGGTCGTGAAGTGAACATCACGTTCACTGCAGGCAGAAAAGACAGTGGCTTGACCGCCGACCTGGTGATCGAGGATGTTAGCATCCCCGGCTTCACCGATTCAGAAGAAGCGGAAGAAGTACAAGCACTTGCCTTGACTGTTGTGTCATCCAACCCCGAGCTCAAAGCTGATGCACCAGCTGAAGCGGAGCCGGCCATTGATGAACCTGACGCAGCGCCTGTTGCAAAGACCACTAGCCTTTTCAGCTAACGGGTCGGGAATGGGCATACTAAAGAATATCGGCTATACCCTAGTCGCCATCTTGGTATTCTTTGTGATCGTGTTTGGCGGTGCGATCATCGCCGCCATCATTGCTGCACTGGGAGCTTTTGTCCTTGTTGCAGGCGTGGTCGGGCTCATTGCATTCTGTATCAGGGATTACTGTGAATTCGTATCAGATCGAAAGAATGAAAGCTAAAGAAGACGCACCCAAGAAAGCTTTGGAAAAGCTCTTCGATAGTCCACCTAAACCAAGAGGAGTACCCATGGCTTCAAAAATCGATGAGCTTCAGCAACAGATCGAAGCTCTGCAAAAACAGAAGGACGATCTACTTTATAAAGAAAAGTCTGCTGCCATCGAAGAGATCAACAAGAAGATCAGCACCTTTGGCATCCGTGCCCGAGATCTGGACTTCGGTGACTTTGCCCGTCCTAACACGACAGGTAAAGCCAAGGTCGCAATGAAGTACAAGTCAGGCAGCAACGCCTGGTCTGGCCGTGGACGCAAGCCTAAGTGGGTTGAAGACCACCTTGCCAAAGGCGGCAAGATTGACGAATTGCTCGTCAAGTAGCACTAAGCAATACCTACAGGCTCTCCGGGTTTAGCGAGAGCCAACAAGAGAGGCAGTTGATTCTAGATCTGTGGCGAGTGGGCTAGTCCCCGCACAGCAGCTGCCTCTCTTGTTCATTACTTGATCAGCGCCATTGCTGACTTTACCGTAGCCAGTTCCTTCAAGGAACCCAGATAGTCAAACGGACCGCTTCTGATCGGGTTGTTGCCAAGGTGATGGATAAACGAACTATCCAGAACGATGGGGCCCAAACTCATAAAGTTTCCAAGCAAGACTGTACCCAATACCCTTGCAGGATTCTCCTTGGCCAGATCGAGCAACGGCTTCTGGATACGCAGGAAGTACTTGGTAAACGCCGTGATGCCCATGTCGTCCGTGTACTGCAGGGCTCTGTGCATCGGGATGTCGTAGTTCACGAAGTAGTCTGACGCTTTCTGAATTGCATCTGCTTTGCTAAGCGGGTTTTTTGCTTTCGTCGTCAAGTGCTGATACAGCGCATAGCGAGCCACGAAGTCAGACATCTGCGTAATCTTACTCAGCGTGTTGTACATCTGACCATCACGGGTCATGTAGATCGCCTTGCCGATATTGACGATGTTTGGATTGAGCTTGCTCGTTGCTTTCTCAACCTTTTTGGTAAGTGCCGACTTGTAGCTGTACACATCGTCTTGACCGCTCAGGTCTTCGACAATCGTCGGCATCAAGCCAGCATCGATCAGTTCCTTCACCGGGTTACGGGCAAGCGCATCTTTCAAGCGAATGATCTCACGCTTGATCTCTGCTTCCTTGCCTTGCGTGTAACCCGTGTCAAGCATACTCTGCAGACGGTTAAGTTCCTTGTCGTGCTTTTGATATGCAGTCGCTGCTTTCAAAGCCACCAGGCTGTGTTCTGCAATAGCCCAAGGAGACATGCCAGCAAGAAGCAGCAATGACTTGTTGCTGAAGATGTTGCCCAACATCACAGTACCGGTTTTGACAACGATGATGTCTTTGGTTTCACGGACGATCTCTTGCCATGCACGCTCAGTGCGAGCCACGTACACAGCTGCTCGTTTGGCATAGCGTTCTGCTGCTCGATCATCCATGCCCAGCTTGTTGCTGGCGTAGGCAGTCAGCAGCCATTCCACTACACCCACGAAGATCTGCTCATAGGAGTTCAAGGACTTGAGTTCCTTGTTCTTTACAAACTCCATACCTAGATCTGCATACTGCTTGCGCTCTGCTTCTGCCCGCTTGAACATGTCAGCCATCGAAAACTTTCGATAACCAAAGATCATATCGAGCGAGTCTGCACGAACCAACATGCCGTCTTTGCCCCAAATTTCTCTGGCATCGATCTGTGCTTGGCGCGGCATCAAATCCCAAATTTCACGCAGTTCAGGATCTCCTGTGTTGGGTCCGATCAAAACGTAAGCTGCGCGGTTCATTGCGTAGTTGGTTTTGAACTCTTCATGCAAGGCTTCGATCACAACCTTGTTCTGATCTTTGGTCGTTTCCTTGTCAAAGATCGAACCAGCAAGCACACCGAGTAGCTTGTCGAAATCGTTGTTACGCTCCAGCAGATTGTCCTTGGTCTTTTCCTTCATCAAATAACGCCAGTTCACGATCTCACCCTGCTCGTTGTACACAGGAGCCAGGTTGTTGCCGGTATCGCCCGACATATCACGACCAGGATTATTAGTTTGCTTTAGCAAACCAAGCTTGTTGTTCGTGATCGTGGCTTGAATGATCGAGTTCTCAAGGCCAGTTGAAGTCGTAGCATCTAGAAAGCCATTGTGCTGCTCCGTGCCCTTGGCTCTCAGAGTCTGCGTGTGCATGGCGCCTGATACGCGAGGCGTGACACCTACACCTCTCAACGCAAACAGAATCATCTGTTCGCCGTAAGGGTTGGCTCGATCAAGCATTAAATCATCAACGCGCTCATAGCCTTGATCAATCAGATCTTGTGCGCCTTGCTCCGTTGCCAACTCCAGCTGAACGTATGGGTTGTACACCTCAGGCGTGTAGGCATGCTGCATCAGAATCGGATTGCCCTTGAACAGCTTTTCAAGGGATTCCTTTTCAAAAGCCTTTTGCAATGCCATGACGTACTCAATGCCGTTGCCATCATTGCGATTGTTTTCAGTACGCATGACTTCTTTGGCACGCATCTGTTGTTCAACCCGTGTAGCTCGTAGTGCATACAGCGAAACCAGCATCTTGATTGAAGGCTCAGCAGCGACTGCTGCTTCTTCAGTGATGCGACTCGAGTACGTTTTGTCGCCAAGCATGCGAGCAATGATGTGCGAGTTGTTCATCAGGAAGCCAACCACTTCACCATTGGCCAGGTGCGATCCCAACACGTTGGCTTGAAGGATGTAGTTGTTCTTCATCGGACCAGTCAGCTGGCCTTCGTACTTCGTGATTGCAGCTTTGAGCGCAGTCGGGTTGTTCAGCAAGTCCTCAATTTCTGCCAGCGAGTAGTCCACGGTGAGGTTATGCAAGCCAGTACGAAGGAATACCTTGGTAATGCTTTCCTTGTCTGTCCGGCTCAGGTCTTTACCATCGTTGGTAAACGACTTGCGTGAGAACTCCGAAGTCTGATCGATGACCGACTTGCGGGTAGATTCAAGCTTCTTGGTTGCACGCAGCACCAGCTGAAACAGTTTGTTGTGGCCGGTGACTTCCTTGAGCATGCTCATTGCAATGCTTTGGCGGTTCTTAACGTGCGCAGCATGGAAAGCCTGAATGCCTTCCAGTGCAGCCTCGACACGTTCACCTGCAATCGTGCGAGCCAAAGAACCTGCAGTACGAACGATGCTGAGGCTGCTGTCTCGCACCAAGTCAGAACTGGCAATCTTGACGATGCCGTCTTTGATGTTGGTCACAACCTTGGTGACACCCTCTTCTACCGGGCCAAGGTAATCCGTGGCCTGCAGTCTTGCAGCAATCTGTGTGCGACGCTTGGCTTCGATGTCCACCAGCTGTCCGACCAGGATCTCCAGCTTTGCGTCTGCGTCTTGTCCTTGAAATGTATGCGTGATCTTCTCGTTGAAGAAGTTCAAGATCTTTTCAAAGATATTCTGCAGACGTTCTGTGAATGACTCACCTTCTCCATACTTGCTGGTATCTCGATCTGTTGCAATCTTCAGCAGGCTGTTGAACTTTTGGCTACCCAGACCCATGGCCGCAAAGCGTGCAATGTAATCAGAGCGACCATCGCTGCCAGCTTCCAGCTTGAACACAAAGTCGTAGTCTTCCTGCGAATCGAAGTCCGAAGGTTTTAGCGTCTTCTGAGCAAAGGTGTAGAGCTTGTACAGTTCCCGGTAGGCTGTACGTGCTTGAGGCTCGTTTGCTTCCAGTGCCGCACGTACTGTGGCTTCGATCTGCTGCATCGCAAAGTCTTCCTGCGCGCTGCCGGCAAACCCCGAACCAACGATGCTCGATGCAAACGGTGCCGCCCCTGTCTCCATGGCTTTCAGCCATGTCGCCAGTGGGTTGCCGGCTTCCGTCTTACGCATGGCCTGAGCAAAGGCGCCATACGGTCCGTGGAGCTTTTCTACGATGCTACCTAACAGGTTGCTAAGGTGCTTGCTGAATGCAGGGCTCACAGCGCCTGTATCCAAGCCTTGGAAGATGTCTTGCGTCGTGTACTGCTCGATAGCCTGCTGGGTTTCCTGAGCCAGGTTCAAACCCGTGTTTTCTTTGGGTTTGTTTTGTGCAGCTTCAGCAAACAAGCCAGACACATTGGCAAACAGCACCGCCACTCCGTTGTTGACGTTCTCGTCAGGATTCTTGAACAGCAACTGACTGACTGCTTTGATAAACGCTTCCAAGCCGGTCATCAGCTTGTTCTTCTTGGTCTTCGATTCCATGCTGATCTTGCTCAGCACAGCACGTTGAAACTCCAGATTGGTCATACCCCAAGTCACGAACTCTTGAACATTCTCAAGAGCTGCAGAGAATTGCGTCAGTCCATTTTGCTTTGCAAATTCTTGGGCTTTGATTCGCAGTGCGTCGAGCTCAGCAACCAGTTCAGCAGCTGCTGCACTTGGGTTGTCGATAGTCTGGGCAATTGCTGCGTGAATCAGTTCATGCAGCAAAGTCTCAGCAGTCAAACCAGAGTTGACAAACTCAGGGCTGAGAACGTAGATCTCTTCTTTACCATTCTTGAGAACGTACCAACCACGCGCACTTGTAGTCGGTTTCTCAAGCGGCATGTCAGCAGACGTTTCAGGCGTCACGTACTTGATTGACAGATTCGGGCTGACTACCCGACTAATCAAACCAAGGATCTTGCGATTGATGCCATTCAGGCGCCCTGGCGCAGCCAGCAGCTTGATGACATCTGCTGCACTGGCATTTGGATTGGCATCAAAGAACTCCACCAGATCAGTGTCGCTCTTGATAGTCGGTGTTCCTAATTTGCCAAACGCACTTTCGACAGTGGCAATGACAGGCGATTCTTGAGGAGTCGGTACGTACTCCGTGCTGAAGGATTCAGCAATCTGCTGTAGAGCATCCGTTTCTTGCTCCGTTAGATCGCTGGTAAGGTCAGCACGCATTGCTTGAGCAGCTGCTCGATCTTGCTCAGTAACTTCGTAGTTACCGTCTTGCATTGCATATTGGTCGATGGCTTGCATCTGACCTAGCACTTCCAGACGAACACTGTCTGCACGAAAAGCCATGCTTCTGGCGCTAGACAGCATGTCGCCCAACAAGGTAGCCGCACTGGTTCCCTCTTTGATAGAAATGTCGGCAATGACATCCATGACTGCATTGCGTACTTCGATTGGCGTGTTTTCTTTAGAAAGCAGCTGAGCCAATCCTCTGATAGTGCGCGACAACGCATCAGCCATTTCTGTGGCCGGCGAGTAGTTCAACATCGCGTTCCAGGTAGACTGGTTTAAGCTACGTGCCACATCCCCAAGGATGCCAACACCAGCACCGCGTGCATCGTGAACGTTCAAGCTGTCGCCCGGATTCTCAACACCATGAGAGATGGCGCTGTCTGTCGAGTGAGCACTCATCGGCAGCATGGCTACACCAGGCTCGGACGCTACGACCTCAACGCCGTTGACATTGGACGATGCAGCGTTGTTGTCTGTGAAGTGTGATCCAAACTTGATCTCGCTCTGGTAGGTACTTCGAGTACTAAGCTTGCGCTCGGACTTCGACATGTTGATACCAGACTTCAAAGACTTGCTTTCCTTCGACATCAGCGTGTGCAGAATCGGAGTCAATGCACTCAGACGCTTACGCAACTCTGCTTCCTGTTTTGCAGTCAGGTCATGCAGCGGTGCTTTTGTTGTCGGGTTGACTTCAATATCTCCTGAAGCCACAAGCTCTGCCAGATACGCATCTTTTAAACTGGTGTATGCCGCGTTGTAGATTTCAAACGCTGTCTTGGCAGATTTGTTGAATGACTCTCTACGCTCAATGAACGTCTTGAACTCTGTTTCCATCGTGCTCTGAACTGTCTTGCCGATGGTGTCCTTGAAGCTCTTCTTTAGAGCTTTGATCTGGCCAGGATTAAATTCAAACTCCATCAATCTTTCGACAGACATTGCAGGAATGGTTGCCCCTTTACCCATGATCAGCAACGTGTTGATGTGTCCAATCACGGTTCGTACATCGACCTTGCCAGCAGCTACGTCTTCAATGCCCGCATAGATCGATTCGACAAAACCATTTGCCATGCTATCGACTGCAGTAATGACCGATGAACCAAACACCATTGCAGTCAACGGTGTCTTGATGATGTTTCTGCCTGCTTTCGTAACCGAACCATCTTTGTCAGCAAGCGTTCCGGTGAATGCATAAATAGCATTCAACGTAGCACCCAGTGCAGGAGTCTTGTTCAACAAAGACTGAACAGCTTGAGTCATCGACAACGCAGTCTGTTCGTACAGATCTCGATGACCAATTGCTTCGCGCCACAGGTTGTACTGGCTGTGTTTATTGCCCTGCTCGTAGAAACCGCCACGATTCAGCAGCTTGAACAAATCTTCTGCAGTCTCTGCCGCACCCAGCATTAAATGACTGAGCATTGGTCCGTTGGTGACGCCATCAACCTCGCCCATCATTTGGACAGTAAATTCATTCTTTCCATCCAACCTGGCTTGTGCTTCATGAGCCAATGCCATCAACGCATCGAGCGAATGGAAGTTTTGGCCACCGGCTTTGACACCTGCGACCAAGATCTTTTCTTCTGCTGGCGTGATGCCACCTTCGAACACCGACTTGCGCAGCACTTCGACTGCAGCTTTGATTTCTGGTGCGCCGACGTAGTTGTCATAACCAGCCAACGATGTAGCGTTGCTTTGCTTGTCAGTCTTGACTCCAAGACCTTCGAGCACGCGCAGACGGAAGTTGTCCATCTGAGCATCGTTATTCATGTCGAGCTTGGTTTCCCAAGCTTGGCGGTAAAGCATGAAGCGGTGAATCTTGCTGGTCTGTGGATTGATTAAATTAGTGGCGATACCAACTCGTTGTTGCTTCCACACCGAGTGTTCAAAATACAGCGGCGCTTCCATGTCAGCCATGCCGGTGACAAACATCATGAACCGTTCAAGCTCACGCTTGAGCCCGTCATTCTTGGCTTGTCGTCCCAGTCTGTTGGATACGTGAACACCTTGCTCGCTAACTTCTTCGACACCAGCAATTGCTAGTGCAGTGTCCTCACCTAGTTGAGAGATCAGTTGCACCATGTCTTGACGTACAAAACTTGGTACCGAGTTCTCTTGTTCAATCACCTTGGCAAGAGTCGCAGGCACTCCTTGGCTAGTATTGCGCGTGGTTTGCTGAGTGAATGGCACAGGCTCATAGCTTGGTTCTTTTAGTGCAGACTCAACTGAGAACAATTTGTCCAGCACACCTTGACTACCAGTGATTGCTTTGACGATCTCTTTGACTTGTTGAGTAGTTTCAAACTCAGCATCTCGAGCCAAACGCAAGAACTGGAACTTGGCGTTGGCTTGGGTTTTTTCGCTCTTGGTCAGCCCAGCCATGACTTCACCAGTCACGGTAGTACGCTCAAGGATTCCCTGATCCATCAGCAGCTTCATGATGTGGGCGCCAATTGCGCTCTCAAGCTTTGGCATCAGATCGCGTGGGGCGTCTTGCTTGGCTTTCAAACCAAGAGCTTGAATGGCGCGTTTACCTAAAGCGTTGATGACAATGTTTTGTCTTGCGCCAACCATGCCAAGAGTATTGCGTTCTTCCTGAGTAACAAGCTCGGTTTCCGGACGATCCAGAATGATGTTGATTTCTTCGTCCGTATTGAATGCTGCACGGGATGCAACTTCTGCAATCCAGCTGAATGCAGCGTAGCTCATTGCAGTCTTCAGGTTCTCTTCGATGTCTTTCTTGCCGTTCGTTTCTACGACAAAGAAATTCATCATGTCTTCAAACCAGAACTCTTGCTTTTTGTTGCCAAGGTTCTTGGTAATGTTGCTTTGCCACGCTTTAGCTTTTGCTTTGAAAACACTGATCGCTTCGGATTGTTGGGAGCTGAGCGAATCAATGCTCAGAAAATCCATGACCGATTTTGCAGACTGACTTAGAAAATCCTTGACTGCCACCAGTGGACGCCCAGATGCATCAGTTGCTTTGTCTTCGGACTGAACAAAGAAATCGGCAATCAAATTGCGAAGCTGATACCTAGTCCCCTCCGGGGAGGTTTGTTGGAGGGCTGATAGCGTTCCAGGCTCCACAACAAAAGCCATGTCTTCTGTAGGATCTGCTGTCTCAGTACTTTCCACTACAGGCTGCTCAGCTTCTGTAGTTGCAGCAGTTTGTGGAACAGTCTCAGCAGCCGGGGCTGTAGCCTCTTCAGTTGACTGGTTTTGAACTTCAACTGCAGTAGCTGCTTGAGTCTGTTCAGTATTCGCAGAAGAGGCGGGAGCCTCTTCAGCAACTGCAGTAGTCGAAGGCTCTTGGACTACTCCGGATCCGGTTCCTTCAGCGGTAGTGGCTGTTTCAGTTGCTCCACTGCTTTGAGGTTCTGCAGGAGCTGCTGCCTGTCGTGCCGGTTGCTCCGACTGGCTCGATGATCCTTCGCTCGGTACTTCTTGTTGCTGTGATACGTCCTGGACATTGGCTGCTCCCTGCTGCGTGGCAGACTGCGTGTTGAACTTCACCTCGTAGGCGGATTGCAGTTCCGTTGCTGCAGCGGTAATAGCGGTTGCTTCGTTCTCGATGCGTGGAGCCAACTTGAACGTAAAGTTGTTGACCAGCACGCCACCCTCGGCACGGAGGGCATCTCGACCTTCTTTTGTCATGCCATCAGCCGTTTCCGTGAACCATCCACGGTTACCGTCGCTGCGTACCTGACGCCAGACAGCATCCTTGCGATAGAGCTCGAATGCGTCAGCAACGGCTTTGGCTTTGGCCAGATGGTCTTGCTTAAACTTGTTCAGCAGCTCCAGCTTTTTGTCAGCCAGCGCCTGATTGCCTGCTGCCAGTGCCGCCGTGATCTGTGCGCGGTACTGCTCAATGCCCACGTTCTTGATTGCGCTGCCGGCAGGCGAGCCGTACAGAATCTCGTCGGACACGTTGTTCTTGGACTTGATTGCGTTCGCTGCAATCCGTGCCGCCGAGAACGACCTCAGGTACGCACGCTGAGGCTCCGTCAGGGCGTTGCCAGCGTTGTTGGCAAGCTCGGTAGCTGTCTTGGCATCCAGAAGCTCTGGCGAGGCCATAGACAGGTTGATAATGCGGTTCGCAGCTACCTGTGAGGCCGCGGTGGTTTCAGGCGTGCTGGAATCAGCTGGGACGTTGAGCGCCGCCAGGTCTGCAGCAAGATCAGTCTTGCCCGCTACCGTCTGGTTGAACTCCGTGATGGTTTTGTTTGCGTCGGCCAGCTGCTTGTCGATGCTGGCCAACTGATCCTTGTAACCTTTGATCTCGGCACTCGAATCTCGAAGTGCCATCGTTTGAAGTTCTTCTTCAAAGAACGCAATGCCATCGGTGTATTCAGCAGCAGTCTTGACATCCGCAGGATCAAGATTTGCCAGACGCTCTTTCAGCGTAGCCAGCTGTGCTTGCAGCCCACTTGGAGTGGTGCGATCCAGGCTGCTTTGAATGTCGATTCGTTGAGTTTCGAGGTCGGAGATGATCTTCGAGGCTTGCTCGAGGTTGGCTTGTCTGGCCTCAGGCGTTGTGGTGTCCAGCTTGCTGTTTTCATGCAAGGCATGGACTGCAGTGTCCGGAGAATACGCTTTGCTTTTTGGATCCAGCAAAGCAGTAACATCACCGGTCTGGATTGCAGTTTTCAGTACGTCTGTCTTGTTTGTCTGGTCTTTGCGAGCCAGCAGCTTCTCAGGAGTTACGCCAGATAGCTCAGCAAGCGTTCTACCGCCACCACTGAGCGTTGCTCCTGATACGCCACCAATGACCGAACCAGTAAAGATATCCGTGGCAGTGACATCCTTGCCAGTGATATTGCCTTCCATGTAAGTCTGGTAACCCTCGGTAGGCGCCTCAGACGCAAAGCCAGCACCTGCTGCTTTACCGATGTTCTTCAGGCTTTCCTTGAATCCGGTGCGTGTTGCGTCAACAGCACCTTCTGCAGTCTTGCGACCCAGCTTGGTGACACCCAAACCAACAACGTCACTGCCCTGCTCCGCAGCTGCAAGGCTTGCGGACTTCATGGCCATCTCAACCATCAGTTCTTTGGGAGGAAGTTGCCCGTTGTTTTCCTTGGCGTAGTTCTCGATGAACTGCTGGTAGTTGTCTGCAGCGTAGCCAATGTTGCTGGCCAACATGGCTGCTTTGCCCGGAGCACCCGCAAGACCGACAAACAGTTGCGGAGCGTTCTCAAGAACAAACTCCCTCACGGCAGCAGGATTAGACAGGACTGCTGAACCAGCGTTGTAGAAGATCTTTGCCAGACCTTCTACGGCATTGACCGAACCACCAAGTACATCGCCATTCGATGCTGCATCAACGCCAGCAGATAGCTGAGCCCAAGGCTCTTGAAATCCTTTCGACAGATCCTTGGTGAGATTGTTGCGATTGGTTGGATCGACAATCTTGTCGAGATTGAAGAAATCCGTGACTTGGCGAGAAGTCTTTCGATTGGCTTCCGCATCCATAAAGCCCTGACGAATAGTCTTGTCAGAACCAGGATTACGTCGATCCAGAATCAAATTGTCGATAGGCGTTCCTTGCCCAGACTTGATCCTGTTCCACGCATTGGTGTCTTCCGCAGACTGACCCATGTCAGCTGTGGTTGCCATCAGGCCAGGAACTACTGACCCAACTTGACCAGCAAGTCTGGACGTACCAGCAACTAAGGATGCAGCGTCATTGACCAGATTGCTTGGTACTTCCCCAGACGGCAATCCAAGACGCCCAGCCCAGGACTCGCTTACGATCTTGTCATTGGCAGCTTTGGTTGCCATGAACTGCTCAGCAGCATCACGATGCTCTTGCAGATCGACCATCTTTGCTTTGGATGCGGCTTCCAGATCAGCAAGTTTGCTGTCTACATTACTAGTTGCCGCTTTAGAAGCAAAATAAGCATCGAGGTCGAAAGATGGCATACATAGTCCATTCGTAATTGAGTTTTCTGATTATAGCCAATTACTAATGGACTATGCATTTATCCCAGCTTCAAAAGCCATTACCTCCACGGCATGTGGCTATATGTTTCTGGGTCAATAGGATTGACTCCGCCCCATAATCCCACTCTGTTTTTCTTGGCAGTAGCCTGCAATGCAGCAAGAGTTGGATCTTTGGAGTATCGCCCATAAAGCCAAGCCATACCCTGTCGAATCATTTCCGTACTGACATCCTTGCCTTCAATCTCGATCTGACATGATGCACGACCATACTTTGCATTGCCTGCACTTGCTTCTTTGGATACTCGCAGTGTGACTTCCTTATTCAGAATCATCTCTTCTAAAGTCTTCTTGGCTTCATTCCCATAAGGTTGTGCCGGCTTGTTGCTGTACTTTGGATGTGCGACTTCAGGAGCATTGATATTATCAATACGACAGTTGATCGTTGATCCATCAGCACGCTTTACATATGCACCGTCACCATCTGAAACTCCTGTGACTTTCCCAGGCTCAGCAGCAAACGTAACTACTGTTTTAGTCTTTGGTCCGGCGCTTTGAACTGAAGGATCAGCTTTAACAACAGTGACTGGCTGACTCCATTGAACGTCCGGAACTTTAGTAGGCGTTTTAGAAGGTTCAGCTGCACCTGTTGCTAGATTCAATGCGACATGCGTAGTTTCAGGTTTGACGACTTTGGTTGTGGTCTGTCCTTTAGCATCGATTGTGGGTACTGAGACTGGCGCAGGTGCTTCGAATGCACCCAAAGACTTGGTAGGCGTAGGTGAGTTACCAAGCCCATCCATAGGAAGCGAACTGGGTGACTGTCCCGGAACAGGAGCAGTCACCGCAGGCGCAGCATCACTTACCGGAGACTTTTTTTTTAAGTCCTCACGCAAGGCTTTTTGTTCCAACTCAAACGCAGCACGACGGGCTTTAAGATCTGGTGTGTTCACACTAGCTTGACGACGCTGTTGAATACCATCCGAGTAAGGAGTCAGACTACTTAGAAGACCGTTGTCTGGAATGTACGGAATGTTTGCACCAAACGCATTAGGAACGCGAAGCAGAGTGTTAGCAGCACCCATTACTCCACGTACAGGCAAAGTAAAAATATCGTTGAAAGCTGCACTTACATCTTCAGCACCACGACCTGCAGTTTTAACTGCACCAACAATTGCTTTTCTATCTTCTTTATCTCGCGCAGCTATTTCCTTATCCAGATACTTTTGGACTTCAGGAGATACGGCTTTACGAACGCCAGCATTAACCTCGTCCTGCTCAAGTGCAGCTTGCTTGCCCAGCAATGCACGCTCTAGTCGTGCCGCAGCAGCTGCAGGAGTCTCTGGTTTTGGTGCATCCTTTACAGGAATAACAGCAGGCTTGTTTGGTGCAGGAACAGCAGCGCCAGGAGCAACAACAGCAGCTGGACTTGATGCAGGCGCTGCACCCATGCGACCGATTACTTGATCAACGTATTGACCAACGGTTGGATCGTTAGGACGTTCCTTGTTTTTCCAATCTCGGTTGATGCTGCCATCTTTGTTGACCGCACCTTCACCACCATAGTAAGCCGCAGCTACTTTTGCAGGATCACCATCGTATTTGTTATTCAGGTAATCAACCCATTTGAAACCAGCATCTTTGTTATGTTCAGGATTCGTGTGCTCATAGCTTTTAGGAATGAGTCCAAGTCTTTTCATATCAGCAAACGTGGTGTCCTTGACTTGCATCGGACCTGTTACGCCCTGACTGTTTGTCTTGGATGTATCAGCAGTACCTCTGCCAGATTCCTGACCAAAGATTGCATTGGCAATTCCTCTGGAACCACCAGTAGCAGCTGCACTGGCTGCACGATCAATTGCTGAAACATTGCCCGCAGGAGCAGCGCCAGCAGGATTACGATTTGCGGATTGCAACGTAGCTCGCAAGCCACCCAAGTTTTCGCGTGCAGCAGTCTCTGCAGCAACGCGAGTAGCTTCACGTTGAACGTAAGCAGGACTCTTTTTGAGAGAAGCCAACAGTTCTTCGGACGTAGGGGGCTTGTCACCAAACCACTTGTTCCACAAACCATCCGGCTTTACCGAACCAACAGCAATGCTTACCTTCTCTTCATCAGTCAAATACTGATTGGAAGGATCCGCAGTAATGCGTGCAAGTTGTTGAGCAACTTTAAAACGAGTTGCCTCATCAGGAACCATTGCTTTAAGAATGTCCCCAACTTCAGACTTTCCACCGCCACTACCACCACTCACGCCTGCACCACCACTATTTGGAGCAGCAGTTGCACCCAATGCTTTAGTAGCAAGGGTGACTTGTTCCATCAGCTTTGCAATACCTTCATTATGAAGTTTGGTTTGAGCATCCTGTCGAGCTAAAGGAATATCTGTGGCTTGTGCGTTGTTCAGGTTCGAATTAGCAACTCCATTTGCAATGGTTTGATTGCCTGTTCGCTGAGCAAGATCAAACGTTTTATTTCCTTGATCAACAGTACGGGCCTGCTGAGCAAGCATCCAGCCTTGAGGAAGATTTGGGTTGTCTTTCAAGAAAGCTGCTTTTTCTTCTGGCGTACCTGTCTCCATAATCATGCGACCTTGGGCCATCACAGGCTCGAGTGCTGTGTCTCTAACCTTTGTCGTGTAGTCGTTACCCGCCAAGACTTGATTCTGCAATGCTGTACGGCGTGCATCTTGCAAGCCAAGCACTTCACCACGAACGTTAGGCGCCAAAGCCTGAAGCCGCTGAGCCAGCATCTCTTGCACGCCTGGTGCATTGAGTTGTTCAGGCGTGGTGTAGCCCTGCATCAGCGTCTGGTAGTCCAGCTTTGCATTCTGCTGTTCAGTAACTGTGTTTGCTGCGTCAGTTGCCTCACGCTGCTTAAGGAGATTGCCAAGGGTGTCGAACGAAGAGTTAATGCTTCGTTGAGCCGACTCCATTGGACGAAGCGAATCAGCAAGATTCGGTGCGTTTACGTTCTGCCAGGTGATTGGGTTAGCCATTATCGAACTCCATATTGAGCCATGTAGTCCGCTGCTGCCATGGAATCAGGTCGCTCAATGTTGCGACGAACTTGACGATCATTAAGTGCTGCGTTGGTCGTTCGTTTCTGGTTCTCGTAGTTCTTGAGAGCCATGTCTTTCTGGAAGTTGAACGAGTCTTTGGCAAGGCCATACTGCTGCATGCCTAGATAACCATTGAACAGTGCAGAGCCGGCACCTAGAGCCAAGCCACCCCAGCCATCTGTCTTGATTCCTTTTGCGTCAGTGGAACCTACAAGACCAGTACCTTTGGCCCAGTTACCTAACTGGGACCAAATACTTGGGTCTACCGTACCGGTACCACCAAGAGAAGTATTTGGAAGCGAGCCCATGATTCCAGCGCCACCACCCATTCCGCCTAGATCACCCATCTGAGGCGCACCCCAGTTGGAGCCCATTGAATAGTTGCCACCGCTGAAGCCTTCAGCAGTAGTCATCTGAGAGTTGATGTCTGGATAAAGGTTTGGTGGAGCCACCAAGCCGTTGCCACTTACGTTCCCATATGTTGGTAGTTTCATTCCATTCATACTGCACCCCCTAATGAATCATTTATCGTTGGCAATGTAAGCGCAATATCCACATAAGAGGAAACAGCTTCCAAGCCTAAGATGCCAATATTACCGGAATGAACAGTACGGTTGTAATAATCGTTTGGCTTTTCCCCAAATATAATAAAGGGGTTCAATGCCACCGTGTCATCCAGCAAATCCTTTGCCTTATCCAGCAACGCTGTCTGCTTTTCAAGAAACAAACTAAAGTCACTGGCTTCATTTTTAAGGTCAACATACATTGACCTAAGAATTTCACTTTGCAAACCATTTACAAGCATGATCAGGTCACCGGCATATGGAACTTTTGCCAGCGACCCCATGTTGAATCCTTGATAACCAACGTAAATAATGGCAATGATTGCAGCAATAGTTGCAATGTCTTTGCCAAACACTTTGACAAACAGCTTCAATGTCAATTGAACCAACAATCCAATTGCCATATCAATAAGTATCAATAAAAGCACAAGCGTTACTTGCGATACACCAAGCGCCAGTGCAAGCGCCTGACCGCCATCAGAGAAGCCAGTAGAAATCTCCCAGACAACTGCAATAACAATAAGAAAGATGCTGAACCATTCTTGCTGATACCACTTCACTTCCGTGACCACTCGGCTGTTGAAAACAAAGTGCAATGAGCGAGTGTACAAAGGCTCCTGATCAAGAATCGAATATTTATCCGTAATCGACCGATCAAGTGGAACCAGAAGAATGTTATCTGCTTCATCACCAGTAGCGGTGTACTGCCCATAGATGTGATAAACCATCGTCAGCTTATTGACTCGTAGCTCTTCGTACAAACCCTCAGTCAACTGATGTCTGTAGATATGTGCTTTCTCTTTTTGAATCTTTATAGAGCTTGGGCCATTGAACTGCTGCACAGGTACTTCAAGCTCATATGTCTCCATTGCGCTGGAATAGGAATCAACAGCCCCAATGCTTCCAGCAACGTACTTTTTGTAGATGCCGTCGTTGGTCAAAGCCATCTTGAACTTCTTGTCTTGGATGACAATCGATGACTTGGGCGCTACGTTTGCCTGCTTAAAAAGCGACAGCTGAGAAAGCCTGATTCCAGCAGAGATTGGTGAGGAAGCCTTGCTTTCCTCATCTTCATAAAGATTATTGAAGAAATCAAATAGGTATCGCTGTTCTATTTCGTTCTCTGTATTAGCTGGAACTGCCATGATCAGCATGGCTTGCTCTACTTGCTTGATATCCGGATTGCTATCAATGGCTTCAGCCACTGCGTCATAGTCCAGTCCAATGATCTTGGTCAATCTCTTGGACGTTTTGTATTGCTCAGACGTTTTGTCTTTGATCAGCGAGCTTTTTGCATATCTAAAATACGCAAAAGGAAAATACGTTCCTGACTCTGTTGTTTGTGTTTCGAAGTTGGCATCCAGGTCTGCGTAGTCACCTGAGCCCACGCGATACATCCAATACTTTGTATCGCCATTGACGACATACTTGGCGTGGTAGTACTCGCCGGTATCAAAGTAATCAACCAGCGACACAATCATCGAGGCATCGAATGAAGTCGTCGTAACGACAGCTGCTCCATTGACTGTCGTGGTCTTGATTGTTTGCCAGGTGTAGTCGATACGCACATGCTCGACTTCAAGTGCTGGATCAACATTGATTGGGGATGCGTTGGTCATTCCACCTAATGCGCCGCCATTGAATGTGCGATTTGGTGTGTAGCCTGCGTTTGCTGGTGTCCCCCAAGGAGTCAACGCAGCGAGAGTTCGCAATTTAAGACTCTCTTCAGGAATGACCACCACCATATCTTTGAGATAAACCGGACTACCTTTCTCTTGGCTCAGCGCCGCAATTTCGTTAGTGTCTTCGTTGTATCCATAGACATCGACAAGCTTGACCCAACCAATATGCAATGAATTAGGAACACCAAAATGACAGTATTCGACTGAAGCTTTTGAGCCATGCAATGCAGACAAGATTGCCGTGACCTGATCTACACCACGGGTTGAGGACAGGCGTTGACCTGATGGAAGGCCATGAACGTACTTGTCTCGACCATACCGGTAGTACCTGTCAGCACGGATACCAATGCTGGCAACCACTTCTTCCATGATGTATGACGGAGTATCACCATCCTGAAACAAGGCTTTCAATACGCCGGTTTTGACGCTGTCTGGGATTCTTTTATCTTCAACAAGTCGAGATACGGACGTACCAACTGTCGTCACATAATCGCTACTGAATAATCCCATACGTCCCCCCAACCGGCTTTATAAAAAAGGGGAGCATCAGCCCCCCTTGTACTACGTGCTCAAGGTGCTTTATGCATTTACACCTGTGAGCAGCTTGTTGACCGCTCGACCCACTGCTGCGTCGTTCAGACCGTTGGTGCTGTCTGCCGGCGCACTGTCTGGGTCAGTGGTTCTACGAACGTTCCAGGAGTCCACCATGACCTTCGCAGCCTTCTGCTCGGCATCTCGGGTGAACCCATCCGTCTGAGCCTGGTACAGGCGTTTCTGCTTGCCTAGCACGCTGTCGTCGTCCACACCCATCGCGGTGACCTGAGCCTTTTCGGTAGCCACCTTTTGAGCCAGCAGAGTAACTTCCTGCGCCGACTTGATCGTGTTGCTGACCAGGAGGTCGTACTCAGCACGCAGCTTGCATTCGGTAGCAACCAACACAGTGGCTTCGATGACTGCGTTCAGTTCCTGCTGCTTGATCAACGAGCTCTGGTTCTCGATCTGAACCTTCTGCGAAATCAGATTGGCAGTGGCCTGCTTGACTTGCAGTGTCTGAGACTCGATCTGTGCAATCTCTGCAGGAACCTTCAGTGCATTGGCTTGGATGATCACAAGCTCTGCTGCGGCATTCTTGATCTGCTGCTCGACCAACAGGGTCTGAGCTTCCAGCTGCTTGACTGCAGCACTAGCCTTGATGACTTCGATTTGAGCCAGCAGGATCTGCTGCTGCAGAAGCTGTGACTCGAGATTGATCTTCTCTTTGCTGAGGACAAACTGAAGCGCAGTGCTCATCACCTGCGTCAGCGAGCCCAGATAAACCGTCGAGTACTCGGCGCCTTTGATTCGGTTCTTGTTGAACTCCGAATCCAGATGCTCCTTGTTGGCACGCATCAGAACATCAAAGACACCCTGACCATCCAGGGTTGCGGAAGTTAGGTCACCGATTACGAGTTCTGTCATAGGTCTATCCAGGCTTTGCTACAGGTTAATCAATACTCTTTGCCATGGCTTGGCGTTGAGCCAGATCATGCAGTTCGTCCACGGTCAGCTGAGGCAGCACTTCAATTGCAAACTCTTTGATCAGCTTGCCGGTGCGGGTGCTATTGCCACGCGCATCACGGGTCGTGACAAAAATCTGGCATTTGCGCTCGATCATCTGGTTGTAGATGATCCGCGGAATGTGCCAACCATCTTCAGAGTTGAACGGAACAAACTTGGTAAACGAGCCAACAAGCGAATTGCCGGCAGTGAAGATCTCGCCTTCCCATTCGGATTTGGCAGGGTTCATGCAAGTCACACGTACGCGAACCAGTTCATTGGCTTCACGCTTCTTGCGGTAACGGCGCTCAGCTTCGCTTTCCACTGCTGGATTCAGATTCTCAGGAACAGTGGCTGCAACGGGAGCTTCAGTCGTGGACGTTGCTGCTGCATTGACTTTCTCACGCAGCTTTTCAACGCCAATTGTCGGGTGATACGACAGGCCAAGCAGATCTGCTCGCGCCTTGAGTGCTGCTAGTTCGTCTTGCACTGGAAGGATTTCATCGTTATCGATACTGGACATTGCGGTTCCTTAGGTTGATAAAACAAAAATAGGGAATGGGCCGAAGCCCACTCCCCAAGCCTTGCTTACAGGCGTGCTACGGTTTTGATCAGAGCAATACGTTCAGGGCGCAGAGCCATGAAGCCGTAGTACCACTTGATCGACATGAAGCCCATTTCACCGTAAGGATCGTTGCGGTCAGCAGTTGCTTCGCCAGGAGCTTTGTGGGTGATCTTGAACTTGACGGACTTGCCATCGGTCTGGAAGCCAATGGTGGTGAAGGACTCGTCGCCCACGATCAGGATCGGGAAAACGTCGTACTTCAGACCGTTGTCGTAGTTGATGGTGTCGGTGACAACTGCACCAGCGCCAGCAAACTTCATCATCTCAGGCACGACGACGATACGCAGTGCATCAACAGCACCGACTTCACCGGTCACAGTAGTACCGCCAGCAGCGTACTTCTCGACAGCGATGAAAGCAGGATTGTCATGCAGGTCTTTCATTGCCTTGAAGGTCGGGAGCAGTTCCGAACCAATGTAGGCAACGCGGCCAGCAGGAATGACGCGGGTATCAACCAGACGGGTACCGGTGATGACTTTGGTCATCTTCGGAGTGCGGTTGTTATCCAGGTCAATCGACACACGCATCAGGTCACCGTAAGTAACCAGATCGTTCGAACCCATCTCGGCGTTCGTGGTGGCATCACCAGCGTACTTGATCACACCAGCTGCGTTGATCAGATCGATCTGCAGTGCGTCTTCGGTGATCTCGTTGGCGCCCATCACCATTTCGCGGTTGATGTGCATCATCAGCTCAGCGTCGGTGTCAAAGTCCAGCGACTCTTGGGTGTACTCATCGAAGAAGCCAAACTTCTCGATGGTGCCTTCGATTTCTTTACGCTTGAAGCCAACACGGTTGACGCGACCACCCGACTCGGACAGCACAGGCAGCTTGCCGCTGATGGTGCCGATGTCTTTGGACGAACCGTACAGATTGCCCGAACCCTGCTTGACCGAAGCACCAGGTACAGCAGCGATGACAGCAGCCGACAGAACCGAAGTCGTGACGTTCAGAACCAGCTTGCTGGAAGTCACAGTCCAAGGATTGGCAGAGCCAGACTTGACTGCAACACCGGCTTGGATCGCATTGATTGCAGCAGCGGCAGCAGTTGCGTTGGCTTCAACGGTAAACGTCTGAGCCAGAGCACCCAGAGTCACGGTGTAGCCAGTTGCAGAGATTGCAACGCCGGCAGCATCGATACCTTGGTCGTTCAAGTTCTGATCATCAAGCATCGGGATGTAGTGATAACGCTTGATCTTCTTGCCCATGTTCTTAGGCATGGAAGTCACATCAGCCAGTTGGCTGAAGTACTGTTCTTTTTGAGCTTCGATCAGAGCTTTCTTCTGATAGAACTCATTGATGATTTGCGAGCCAACGCTCGAAGGCGTCGAAGGAGGGGCATTAAATTTTTGAGTCATAGCTGGACCTTTGTATTAGTTACAGGAGATTTTTGTTAACCAGCTTGCTGAACTCCTCGTCCGAGAGAGCCAATGGATTGAAGTCCTTGGATCCCGCACTCGGTGCAGCAGGCTTAGTGGAGCTTGCAGCTCGCCTTTTGTCTTTCAGTTTGTCGTCATCGGCTTTACTTGGTTTCGGAGTAACGACCTGACCTTTGGCGTTTGGTTGCCCATTGGCTGGGGAGCTACCCTGACCAATATGGTTAAACCCGCCTTGAGCCTGAATCGCATCACCGACTTGCCGGTAAGCTTCAATATCAGACAACCCATTCAAGCGACCAAACACGCGCTCGCTTTCAATCGCTTTACTGATGATGTCGTAGATGCCACTTTCAACGTGGTCATTGATGACTTTCAACAGCTGCGGTTGTCCAGCGATTACCTGTTTGCTTGCACCGTCCCACTTAGTGCTAACAATCTCGAGTGTCCGGTTGTACGAAGGCGTGCCTTGGAGGTCATCCAGCACCGTATCCAGCTCAATCTCACGGTCATCAACAGTGTAAGTAGACTGCTTGTATGCACCTGCTTTTTCAGCGTCAAGATCCATTGGATCAATGCCGCTTTCCTTCACCAGCTTGTTGATCGCATCTGGGTTTTTATTACTCAGGTCGATCAAATAGCTCAGTTTCTCTTCATTCAGAAGCTGGTTGTTCTCCAGCATCTTCATCAACTTGAGATTGGGCTTGAGTGCAGCCATCTTCTTGTTGTAGTTCGCACCCATCTGCATCAGGGCAATTGCATCGTCAACGCTGTTGACTGCAATTTCACGCCCATTGGCTTTGAAGGGTGTCAGAAGCCGTTTGTACTCGGATTCAAAGTCAACTTTTGACTCATCCTTGGTAGGTTCTTCAGTTTCCTGCTTATCTTCTTTGTCTTCTGCTGGCTCGTCCGCTTCCTTCTCGCCCGCCTTGTCGGCGGCCTCGTCGTCAGCGTCCGGAGCCTCAGCTTCTGGCTCCTCCTTTGCAGTTTCATCAGCCGGCTCTACAGGATCTTCAGAAATCTCCTCGTCAGGAACCACGATTTCCTCAGGAGCAGCCGCATTCATGATCTCTGCGTCAGACATGTTCAGGTAAGACGGTTGTTCTACAGCTTCAACGTTTTCGGTACTCATGATGCAATCTCCTCAGCCAGAATTTCATCGCGGGTTTCTTCATCTGACTCAATTGCCTTCCTGGCAAGAGCGGATTTGTGAAACACAGTCTGAAAATACTGATTCAATGCACCAATTGCATCGATCTGACTGACGATTGATTGCTGACGCTCTGGCGTTTGGAAGTTCTGGTCCGATTTCAGGTGCACCAAGCGAATGGCTTCCTGCTCAAAGTAACCTTCTTGAATGACTTTCTTGAAATCCCGGTTATTCCGGAGTCGTTCAAGGGAGTCACCAACGTCTACGATCTTCCGTGCATGTGAGATGTTCAGTTCAATCTCTTGAATTGTGTCATTGCTCATTGGTCTACCAGTGCTTTCATAAGGTTAATAGATAAAGTTGTTTAAATTACAGGCGTAATCATAGAACATATTACGCATTTGTTCTATTTTTTAAATATTCCTTAAGCAGATCGTGTTTCTGGTTGTCTCTCTGCATCTCATGATCCATGGCTTTCAATTGGCCTTGGCTTCTAGCTTGCTCACCAACCTTTTGGAGATCACGTTCCTGCTTAACTCCAGACTCTTGTTCAACAAAGTCTAGATTGGCTAGGTCAGTATTCGATTTAAGGTGACCTTGCTTGGCGCTTTCTGTACCAACCTTGGCACCATCAAGTTGTGCACTGGCTTGATACTGCATTGCCTGAGCATTCTCTTTGGCAATCTGCGCTTTGAGCAGTTCAATCTCCAGCTGGGCTTTCTCTTGAGCCAGCGGATTAGGCTGTGGCTGAAACGATTCAATCTTGTGAGCCAGGTCAGGCATCTTCCGCAGCTTGGAGATGTCAGCCAGAATCATCTTGGTCATCTCTGGATCGCCATTCGGACCCACCGTCTGCAGCAGGAAAGCCAGCTGCTCGGCTTTGTTGTTGTCTTCCTCTGCAGTAGAGATCGACAGGCGCAGATCGAAGTTGCCCGGTAGGTCGTCCTTGCGCACCGTGACAAACTCATCGTTGGTGATCCGGATCACTTCCTTGTCCGAAAGGAACTCGGAGTTCATGGAGATGACTTTGCGACCAATCTTGACCATGCCGGCGCTCAGGCGACGCAGAATGCCAAGCTCTCGCTTGGAGGCCGCATCCAGGGCACCGCGGACACCTGCAGCCACATCACCAAGGGTCGAACCAGACACGCCTTGGGAGTAGGCTTTGACACCGGTCAGCGACTCGGCTTCCATGTTCTGCATCTGCAGCATGAACTGGGCGCTGTTTGGAATCTCTGGGTAGGTGTGCATGAACACGCCTTGCCTTGGATCCACGTTGGGGTTGAACTCGTAGTCCTGACCCTTGTCAAACTTCCTGCGGTTGGTCACATCGAGCATGTCTTTGCGAATGCCGGTCTGGCCATTTGCGGACTTGCCCATGATGTCGATCATTCCACGGGTAACAGCTCCGATTACTTTCTGGTTGTCTTCGAGCAGTGCGCCATCTGGCTCACCGTAGATCGACTTACGAACCGGCAGATACGAAACGAAGATGAACGGAATCTTTTTGTCCGGATACGGACTTTCTTCCATGCGGATTAGGGTATTGCCAACCCACGAAGCCACGAATGGCTTGACCAGTCCGGTGCCATCGATGTCCCAGTAACCCCAGTACTCGTACACCACAAATTTCTTGCGTGGCTCGTCATTGAAGTTGAAGTTCTTTGAACCATCACTGGTAGCGTGATCCGGAGTGCCAAGGATCGAGCTATTGCTGACCACCAGGTTGTCGAGGTTCTTGTACTTGCCATCTTTTTCGAGCTCGGACTTGGACGACTCGAAGCTGTAGATCAGGAAGCTGGCTTTCTCGATGTCGCCCATGCAGGTTGGGTCGATCATCACGTTGCGGTAGTCGCAGACTTCCAACGTCGGCTTGTTGCACACCGTACGCATACGGGTTTCGTCTTTGTAAGCAGTGATCACTGCCTCAATCGGAACACCCTGCTCCATCGTCATCTCATGCGCCTGCTTCATTTCTTCAGGCACATCGGTTTCGTACTGGCTAGGCGATTCACCCATCATCTGGTGAATCTGTTCATGCACCGGACCCATGTCCGGATTGACCCGGAACTCCACGACTGGAAACTTGTCTGTGTACTCTTCCTCGTAGAACTCCCAGCCCACCCGAACAATCACCGTGCCTTCATCGACTGCGGTGCGGACGTACTCATCGACAAACTTGGTCTTGTCGATAGCCACGTTGAATTGGTTGTTCAGTACCAGCTGATTCTGTTTTGCTGCATCGCGGTCTTCCCAGGTTACTGGCTTGACGCTGAACAGATCATCGGTACTCAGGAATGGTTCGCTCAATGCGGCGTATCGCCATTCAGCTTGTTTACGGATTAGCTTGGGAACGATAGCCGATGAACCCTTTGGGGTTTTGACTGCTGCTTCCCCAGTGACATTCAGGTTATCGAGCCACTGATTAATTTTAGTTTCTTGGGTATCATGGGCAGGCTTCGCATCCATCAAGTCCTGTTTAAGGTCTTTAAGATCCGGAGGATTCTTCCATTTGGTAAGCGGCTTTTCCGCTACTTGCGAAGCTTGCGTAGTTTCAGTCATATGTACCCTTGTAACCCGATTGTTTTTTATTATCTCATTATTTGAAAGATCTCAGAATGCGTATTCAATCATTGCACGCCGGTTTCATAATGCCAACCAAAGGCACTGCTCAAGCCGGAGCATTTGACATTTACATGCCTGAAGCCGGTATTGCCACTGGTAATTCCCAGCTGATCAACCTTGGTTTTGCAGCTGAAGTACCAGAAAAGCATGTTGCTTTGCTGCTGCCTCGTTCAGGTGCCGGCGCTAAACACGGACTGGAACTCAACAACACTTGCGGGGTAATCGACTCGGATTACCGAGGCGAATGGAAAGCTGCAATCAAAACCAAATCCGGTATCCCATTCAAGTGGGAAGCCGGCGAGCGTGTTCTTCAATTCATGATCGTGCCACTGGCCACAGTTCGACTTGAACTAGTTGACTCTTTGAATACGACCACGCGAGGTACCGGAGGATTTGGATCTTCCGGTCAGTAAAACAAAAGGCCCATCACGGGCCTTTTTTTATACCCAACCGTTTCTGGTAATACCGGTGCTTTGAATGCCGGTATCTACTTCCAGATTCAGCAGTTCCAGTCGCTGACACTCTTGCTCATACTTGGCAGCGTAGTTGTTGCCGGCATTGAACTCGTTTTGCATACCGATCGGATTGTGGATTCGACTGGCCACAAACAGCAGCAGTGCTTCCAGGTGACTGTCAGGTAGCTCAACCTCAACACGCTTGGGATCGAAGAAGCCCTGACCAACCGTGATGTTTATATGCCCCGCCCGGTACACCAAGTCCAAGCCAAGAGTCTTGAGCTCGTCCGGAATCTCCATCGACTGAGCCACCAGTTCAGGGTTGAACCTAAGCGAAGTCAGCGTCGGAGTCACCACCGTAAACGGATCAGACGCATCGTTCAGAGACAGCTCGTAACCGTCGTCGGTCTGCACGACTTCTATCTTCTGGATGTTATCTACAAACGGATTGGCTTCCGTGTCCTGCAGATACTTGACTGTCTCCCGCGAGCGGCGATTGCTGGCTGCAAACTGGGAGTTGATCTTGTACTCGGTCTTGCCGGGAATCAGCTGCAGACGCACTCGGCCTTGCTTGAGCTTGAACCGCTTGTACAGCGCATTCATTCCCAGATTGATATGAGCCAGGATCCGTGGGTAGTTGGCTTCGTCAATGGCGCCGGCTTCACTGCCACCAATGGCCAGCTGAGATAGTTCACCGTAAGTTAGCTGCTCGAAGATTTCATTGAGTTTCATTCTTATCCTTTAAACAATATACGAAGCCATTCGGTCGGTAGTAGCGTCATCAATATCGATGTCCCACATGCCTCCCCCGCTACCTGATTCTTTCATCGGCGCTTCTTCCGATGGCTTCCAAGGCTGCAATGAAGCCAGCATCGAGATCGTATCCAGAAAGTCGTCGTGCTTGCTTCTGAATCCCGATACTGAAACCAGACTCAATTCATTCATGGCTTCGGCAACAGGTGCTTCCGTTTTCCGTTCAATTGGAAAGTAAATCTTTCTGGCTTTGAACAAAGGAACTACCGTATTGAATCGAACCATTTTGTTGGTATTGGGTCTAATGCCGGGCCTATTATCGTTGCCTTCACTGGCTAATGGAAAGTAAATATTACGTTCCAGCATTTGACCCTGGATCCATTGAATGAATCCGCCTTGCTGGCCGGTGACTTCAACACCCACTGATTGGGGTCGATAAGTCTGTGCTAAGCGGAACAAGTCATTGACGTTGGCATCCATCAGCTGGCGCTTGCAGATACCGTCAACCCAAAGCCAATCACCAACATTGTTGTACGCCCAGACACTGATCACGGAGAAGTCAGACTTGTCCTTCAGTGAAGTTGCAAAGTCCGTCGTGATGTAGAAGTTGAATCGACTTTTGTTCTTGATGACTGCATCGATCTTGTACCAAGCAATGTCTCCATCCTGAATCATTCGATCTTCTTCAGACATGATTCGAAGCATCAACTCTTGGTTAAACGTATCTACCCTGCCTTGCTTTACAGCAGAGTCGTATTGCTCTTTCACGTACTCATACGTGAAACGATCCGGCCAGCTGCCTTTAAACTCATCTCGAGTACAGGGAAACTGTTCGCACACTGGGAACACGTTGACACTCCATGCTCCAGACTCGACTGCCTTGTACAGCGGATCCTTTGCATTGAAAGGTGTGCCTGACCAGATGATCATGTTCTTGGTCGGATGCAGTGCGTAGTTCACTGCCTTGTAAACCGTGTCTTCTACCGCACTGATGACAGTGACTGAGCGAGCATCTTCATCGCTGATCAAGTCATCGAGCACCGCCAGCTGCGGGCGCTTACCCATTTCCTTGGCTCCACGAACACCAGTCTTGGCGCCATAGCCTTTGACGATGAACACCTTGCCATCCGCATTCTTGAATTCCCAGCGAATGTCAGTGAATCGAATCTCAGGAACGTACTGCTTCAGGAACTCGGAGTTGTCCCATCGGAACTCCAAGTTCTTGCGCATGTTCTTCACGCCGTTCTCAATCGAGTCCGATACGTAGAGCGCCAGGTCTACTCGACCAAAGCCGGGGATCTCACCGTAGGTTGCGATGTAAAGGAACAGGTATTCACCCATCACAGTGGTCTTGGCGATACCGCGATGACACAGGTTGATGATCCTGCGGCCACCATCGGTGATGGTGTCCAGCATCCGGTAGTGAACCAGCGGGGTCATGTGCTCTTCACCCTGGTTCCCATTGACCAGCTTGATGAAGGTCACGAACTCCAGTGCGAAGTCGCTTGGCACGTACTTGGGATCAATCGAATAGTTCGTAGCGTTGAGGTACTCCTCAACCTTCCAAGGTGCCAAAGCTTCTTCTACTGGATCAACCATTTCTTCCCGTCCCATACAAAACCAAAAACCAGAAAACAAACTGAACAACTCCGAAGGCCACTCCCGCAAATTCGGAGAACACTGCAACCATCAGCCCATAACCGGTAGCCGGCAGTGCAGCCATGAATGCACAGGCCAACGCATAGGCCGGCTTACTCATCACCCATCCGGCGCCTACGTAGTCCACCCATGAAAGCCGAATAAAGCAAAGCTTCCTTGTGCGTCGCAAAGCTTTTGGGATTAAGTAGCTGTGCCCAGAATCCCCTTACTACAAGGATTCGCGTACCGGGATCATCAGGATGCCAAAGCCAAAGTGTTTTCATCAAAACTGTCTTCGATAATTTAGATTCCACATATTACCGCGAACAGTTGGATCATTCGGCGCATAGCGATAACCAAGACTGAAATTGTTATTGCCACTCTGATACCCGATATCTCCACCATCTACTTTGAACTGAGCATCCTTGAAGATACCTTGGGGAGTATTGACCGCCACCCTGTGGCCACCGCCCTGCAGTCCTACCGTCAAGTTGTCCTGTCCTACGGGGAACTCATAACCAACTCGACCACCACCGGCAATGACATTGGCCGGCCCGTTCTGCATCTGCTGAACTACGCCGGACAGCTGCAGTCGTTGCAGAAACTCATTGACCCGTTGCTCCTCTTCAGGAGTGTTGGCCTGCATCTGCGGAGCGGCCTCCTTTCCCCAATCCTGCATCGACTGCATTGCAAGGTACTGAGGATCTGGCTGCGTCCTGGCGTACCCAGGAAGAATGCCCATATCGAACTTGTTATTTTCCATCCGCGCACCTCCGTAAACCGTTCACCAACTTAATCCGGCAAGTAATAGTTCTTCTTCTCCCAGCCTTGGCAAACACGCAGGTTGTGGCAGATGAAATCAAATCGATTGCAGAACCCGCGACCACCACCATCCAGGTCGTACTTGTTCATTGGAATTGCTTCCATTGCCTTCTGCATCTCAGGCGTATTGTCGAAGTACTCGCAGTTACCACATGTCAAACGCCGCGCTTCTGCTTCACTGATGTTCTTCATTGCCACACCAAACCCAGTCCAGAACACCTTGTTTGCTGCAGGATCTTCCGTGGCTTTCGTTGGTCCAAGCTTCCAGTCCTTAACAAGCCTTTCCATCACAGCCATATTTTGATCAGCTGTAACCATCTTGATGGCACCCGATTCTTTTCCATATTCACCCATCGAACTAACCAGTCCTTTATCGGACTTGGTTCCATAGTCAGTGCTCTTTGCCATAGTGAGTTCCCATATCAGTTAACTTCTACAAACTCCGAATCAATCACCAGCTTGGTATGCGCTACTTCCTGCGCATTCATCTGGCCACTCTCCATACTTAATCTTTGCTGTCGTGCCAACTCCATGGTCGCAGCCCTCAGCGCACCAATCGAGGAATCCTCTTTCACGTTGATGTCCAACTCGACCTTCTGAGTCTCTGGCATCTTCAAGTGAGTCAGCAGGCTATTGGCTGCGTCAGTCCTCACCTTCTCGCTGTGCGCGGTCATCATCAACTCGGCCTGCACATTCAAAGCCTTCTGATACAGATCCTGATTCAGCACATAGCTTGGAATCATCGTCTGCTCGAAGATCAGATTCACCAGCTTGCTCTTGTTGTACGCAGTTACGTAGGACGCAATGTCCTTTGCAGTCACACCCTGCTGTACGAACCGATCATATTTATCGGGGAACGTCTTGGTGTAAGCCTCGATGTTCGTACAGCCCATCAGCTTGTGGCTCACATACTTCACGGCGCTTACATAGCTGTCCACCTTGAACCGGCCATCAGCCATCACCCGCGTATAGCTCAGCAGGTTGTCCCTATAGGACTCATACATCTCTGGTTCACTCAGAGTCGTATTGATTTGATCAATCAACTCTTGGTTCACAGACTTCTTCACCTTATCGGGAAGAGCGGACTTGAACTGTTCTACAGACAGAGCAGACATAGATACCCTACTTAATTAACTTATAGGGTATCCATAGTAGATTAAATACAAACCAAGGGAAAGAAGTAAGAGAGTAGTTATATAAATACTAACAACGAGCATTTATATAATAGGGGGGAACGGAAACGGCAGGGGGAAGAGCATTGTACAAACACTGTCAAGCCAAGCCAAAGATATAAAAGTAATAGAAAGGCTCGGGCTTATTCAATTGCTAGAAAGCAAGTTAGGGTTGGGGGAATTTCGATAGCGGGGTATGGGTTCAGGGACTGACACCACTAGACCGTGAATCCCAATTACCCCCCCCCCCACACATCATTCCA